CAGCTAAGAAGAAGCGTATTAAAGAAGGTTCTGGCGAGACGATGCGTAAAGTTGGCGCAAAGGGCGCACCAGCAGCATCTGCATTTAAGAACGCAGCTAAAACTGCCAAGAAACCCACAAAAGGTAAAAAATAACGGTAGTATGAGTTAAAAATCATTAACAAAATGAAATGGTGATTTATGTCTAGAGTAAGAGCAACAGAGCAGCAAGCTAAAGGTTCTCAGATGTCATCTGACTCAAAGGTTAAGTCAAGCGGCATGAAAAGCAAAAAAATGCCTATGAAAGCTAAAAAAATGACTATGCCTATGAAAGGCAAAAAAATGACTATGCCTATGAAAAAAAGCACCAAAGGTTATAGCTAATGGGAATTGTTACCCAAGATAAATGGGTTAAAGGAACGTATAACTCTATATCTGATGACTCTGGTCAGAAGTATAAACGCAAGGATATGCGTAAAACTTGGGATAATAAACTGGTAGGTATTGATGAGTGGTCACCTAAACAGCCCCAATTAACCATAAGGTCTTATACAGACTACCAGATTGCCGCAGACGCTAGAAGTGATGCAACTCCTGGCGTAACTGCTGGCCCAGTATTAACAACAAGCGAATTGATTTAATAAGGTGGACAGATGGCTATTACTTCAATTCTTACCAAAACTGCCGGTGATATTATCGAGGAAGCCCTACGGGATGCTCGAATCATTCCAGCAGAACAGCCAGTTCAAAATTCAGACTATGCTAGGGGTTTAACAGCCCTTAACAACGTCAGTAAGTATTGGCAGACCAAAGGCCCTAAACAATGGCTTATTGGCAGAGCTATACTCCCTTTAGTGGTAGATCAAAAAAAATACGCACTTGGCCCTGATGGTGATAATTGTGCTGTAGACTCAAGTTTCTACGACACCACCACTACTGTAGCACTTGTAGCTACAAACACTGCAATTACGGTATCTACTACTGCCAACATGGTAGAAGCTCCCAACATACTGACTACTGACCCTACCGATTCTACTCAAGACTGGACTGCTATTAACTCGGCAACACTTTCTACCTCATCAGGTTTGGTAGTAACGAATGTAGCGTCAACTGCTGGCGGTGCATCATACGAATTAGATACCACTATAGGGGTCACTTATAGGGTTCGTTTTGCTTATACCAAAGGCACTTCTAGTGGTGCTGTTTTTACTGTACTCAACGGAACAACTGTAGAAGATACGGTAGCTTTGACTGCTTCTGCTGCTGGGCAAGAACTTACCATTACGGCTGTTGATGAAACAATAGTATTCAAGATGTTAAATTCATCTTCAACTACTGGTCATACAAATACTGTTTATGATGTCGAATATGTTGATGAAGAATCAGGTTCTTACATAGGCATCGAACAGGATGATGGGACTCGATTCTGGGATCATGTTTTAAATGTAAACTCTAGCACAACCCTAGAAATCATTAACGGGATAGCCTCTGCTGCTGCTTCTGGAAATTCGGTTTATTATTATACCGATCAAATAGAACGACCATTAAGAATTGAAAACATCATGTATGCCTCATCACTGACTGGAAGTGAAATCCCAGTAGTAGGATGGTCTAGGCAAGAATACTTTAACCAACCAGACAAAGATTCTTCTGGCACAGTAGTCAATGTCTATTACAACGCTACTCTTAGTAATGGCGAGTTATATGCTTGGCAGGTTGCTGGAGATGTTAATAACGTACTTAGGTTTGATTACCTAAAACCAATGAAAGTATATTCAAATATCTCGGATGAGATTAATTATTCTGAAGAATACTTCTTGCCATTAAAGTGGGCATTAGCTGCTGAGATAGGCCCACAATATGGTGTAAAAACAGATAGACAGCAATATCTTGAGGAAAAATCAGCAGTTACACTGTCTGAAGCAATGGATAACGATGCTGAATTTGACTCAATTTACCTAGCACCGGATTTCACCTAATGCCTGTAATACCTATTGGCGGGAGTTTTTACAAGAGTGATTCTTTGCCTATAGCGGCTCAAGAATGCTCTAACCTATATTTAAATATTCCTGAAACAACCGCCACAACTACTAGATCATTATTTGCTACGCCTGGTATTGAACTTGCAGTCACAGCAGGTACGTCTGCTCAATTTAATCGAGGTTCTCATACCTTTCTGGGTGTACCTTATTTTGTACAAGGGGAAGACCTTTATAGAATTGATAGAACTGTAGTAAGCAGTGTTGCTACTTATACAGCAGTACGAGTAAACGCTTTAGTACCATTGCCAGGAACAGAGCGAGTAATCATTGCAGATAACGGGCCTTCTGGTGCTGCTGGCGGTCAGATGTGTATTGTTCTTCCAGACGCAGTGAGTGGAAATAATGCTTACCTTTATGACATTACCAATGCTCTCGTGCAAGTAGCTGATGCAGACTTTGATGGCCCAGTGTCTAGTGTTCGATTCGTTGATGGATATTTTCTGTTTACAAAAACAGATGGTCAAACCTTTTTTATATCTGATCTAAGAGATGGCACTCTCTATAACGCCCTTGACTTTGCAACTGCTGAAGCAGACCCAGATAACATTGTTAGTGCTTTTATCCTCCATAACGAAGTTTTTATATTTGGTCAGCAAACCATACAGCCTTTCCAAAACTCTGGTGGTGCTGGATTTCCGTTTACATCAGTGCAAGGTGGTATTCAGCGCAAAGGACTTAAATCCATTTATGCTGTAGATGAAGTCAACGATTACATGGTATTTCTTGGTGGAGCAATAGCAGAAACACCTGCTATCTGGGTAACTGATGGTGGAAGACCTGATAAGCTATCCACAACCGCTATAGATAATGAACTAAGCAGATACTCAGATACTACGATATCTTCTTGTTTTACATGGAAATATTCACAAGCTGGATCACAATTTATAGCCTTTACCTTCCCTGATGAGGCTTGTTTTGTATACGACTTTACTGCTAAAGAATGGCATACCAGAGAATCTGCCGATGATGACGGTAATATTCTACCTTGTAGGATTAGCTCTATAGTGGACGTTTATGGCGTACTAATGATTGGAGATACTATTTCTAACAAAATAGGTGTTTTAGATAGGGATACTTACACAGAATTTAGCAATTACATTCCAAGACGATTTGTCACTCCACAACTGGATAACGAAGGACAGCCCTTTGTAGTAGATGCTTTAGAGCTTGTTTGTGAAACTGGTACTGGAGCTAGTACAGGTCAAGGATCAGACCCTACTATTAATCTATCCTATTCCACTAACGGTGGTAGATCATTTAATAACCAAATGCCAAGATCAACTGGAGCATTAGGTGAATACGATCAAAGGGTTATATGGTCTTCTCTTGGACGGGTTAACAGAGAAGTATGCTTTAAGTTTGAGGCTTCTGATCCAGTAAAATGGGTATTCTTAAAGGTGGAGGCTATAATTGATTAATCAGCTTATTCGCTCCTTGCCTATTTCAGATGATGATAACGAGATGAGTCAGAGGTTTTATTCGTGGACTCAAGCTATAACAAATTTACAAATACTGACAGGATCAGGAAGCCCAGAATCAGTAGTAGTAGCTACAGAAACAACGCTTTACATGAACACTGCTGGTACGGCTGGAAATATCTTGTATATCAAGAAATTATCAGATGTAGCTGGAGATAGAAGTCAAGGGTGGATTTTAGTATAATCTGGACATGATTGAGTGTTTTAGAATCACAGACTATACACTGGTAGCTTACCCACTGAGAGCTTGTTGGGAAGATATTGCAGAAGATGGTCAAGAATTTAAAATGCCAGATGTTATAAATAACTTTTACATTGGCATTCTTGAAGATGGAAATTATGTTGGATATGTTAAAGTCCAACCACTGACAACAGTGATGTCAGAGCTTCACATAGTCATCAACAAAGGCTTTAGAAATATAAAGAAGTACGCTCAAGAATCTATAAGATACGGACTTGAGCAGATTCCAGAATGTATGAAAGTTATTATTAATGTAGCTGAAACAAAGCGTGGCGTTATCCATTTAGTTGAATCATTAGGATTCAGGCATCAAGGTTACAATTCAGATTCCTATATGATGAATGGCAAGCTGGTAGGACAAGTACAGCTTGGCATAACTAGAAACGAGATGGAGACACTATGGCAGACGTTGGAGCAGGAGCAGCAGGAGCAGCAATGGCAGCAGCCACAGTAGCCGCTGCTGGACTAGACTATAAAGCTGCACAAGAAGCTAATGCTACCGCTTTAAAACAGCGTGAAGAATCTCAGAAATTTATTGAGAAGCAAACCAATCAAGCTCGTGGTGATATATTTCAGTTATTTCCTGCTGCTCAAAAAGCTCGTCAACAGGGCATCCAGTCAGGCTTCAATATCTATCAAGCTGCTCTACCTACCCAAACTCAATATTTCCAACAAGGCAATGTAATGGCTCAGAATCAGCAGATTGCTGGTTTAGGTCAAATACAAAACGCTATTCTTGGAAGACCCATTAACCAGAATGCTCTTAAGCCTGGTGTTGTACAACAAATGAATTATAACGCTAATGGTGGCTTACAAAGATTTGCGCCAGTAAATCAACCTATATTACAACCAAGTGCAGCACCTGCAAATCCTAGTTTTTCTATGCCTGGGATAGCAGCACCAACGGCTGCACCAGCAGTTGCACCATCAGCAATACCAGCACAACTCACTCCTGAAGAAATGGCATATTACGGGTATGCGGGATAAGACATGGCTACTATACAAGAATTAGCAGATCAACTTGGCGGCATTCAGGGAACTGCACCACCTGCTGTTAGCAATGAGCAGATACAAAACTACTTTAGGGATAATCCTAATGCTAACGATGCAGATATATATTCTGCAATGAATCAATATGGAGTAACTCCAAGTCAACTTGCATCAGCCATGAATTATGATCCTGCTATGGTAGCGTCTCGTTATGCTGCACAAGGAATAGCAGCTCCATTGCCACAAGCTCCAGCATCTACAGCAGCTCCTACAGCAGCAACTGGTATTAGTAACGAACAGATACAAAACTGGTTTAGAAATAATCCAAACGCTACTGAT